TTGAAAGTAATCAAGGCGATTCAAGATGAGTGGACACGGCGGGAGGCGTTCTGGTGCGGGGCGCAAGCCTGGTGTCGCTACCGCCAAAACACGGGAAATCGCGAACAAGGCTGCAAGCGAGGGCATCACTCCGCTAGAGTATTTGCTTAGTGTTATGCGGGATGTTGGTGCTGATGACGGCAGGCGGTTGGACGCAGCTAAGGCTGCCGCTCCGTATATCCACCCGAGGCTTCAGCCCGTCGATGGCGACGGTGATACGACCCAAAAGACGCAGGTGAAGGGTGCGCTGGTGTGGCAACCGCCGCAATAATAGCATCACACTATGCGCCGCGCCGTCAGTTCATGGGGCTGCACACTAGAAGGAACAGGTGGGCAATTGCTGTTGCGCATCGCCGCGCGGGCAAGACGGTTGCTTGTGTAAATGACCTGATCCGGGCGGCTTCGACATGCCCAAACTCTAATCCGCGCTTTGCTTATATTGCGCCGCAGTTGAACCAGGCCAAGGACATCGCCTGGAGTTATCTGCTGGAATACACTGAATGTTTCGGCGAGGGGCGCAAGGTTAATCAGTCCGAACTGTGGGTGGAATTGCCCAACAATGGGGCGCGCATCAGGATTTACGGCGCTGATAATCCCGATAGGCTGCGCGGCATTTATTTGGATGGTGCGGTCCTAGATGAGTTCGGGGATATGGACCCGACCGTTTGGACGCAGGTTATTCGCCCCGCCCTGTCTGATCGCAAGGGTTGGGCCATTTTCATCGGGACACCCAAAGGCAAGAACACGTTTCACCGGCTTTGGGTTGACGCCGAGGATGATCCTGATTGGTTTCGGTTGAACCTGAAAGCGAGCGAAACAGGGCTGCTGGACGACAAGGAATTGGCCGACGCGCGCAAGATGATGGGCGTGGATGAATATGCGCAAGAATATGAGTGCAGCTTCGATGCTGCGGTCCGGGGCGCATACTACGCAAGGGAAATGGCTGAGGCAGAGGCGTCCGATCCGCCGCGCATTGGTAGCGTGCCTCATGACCCGCGATTACTGGTCCATACCGCGTGGGATTTGGGTGTCGCCGATAGCACCGTGGTCTGGTTTGTGCAGACATTTGGGCGCGAAACGCGCGTAATCGACGTGCTGAAGGGCGAAGGTGTCGGCCTTGATTGGTATGTTCGCCAGCTTCAAGAGCGCGGGTATAATTACGGCAGACATTATCTGCCGCATGATGTGGAAGTGCGCGAGCTGGGCACGGGCAAGAGCCGCAAGGAGGTTCTTGAGGCCCTAGGGGTGCGGGTGGAAGTCTGTCCGAATATCCCGGTCGCGGATGGTATCCAGGCGGTGCGGATGCTGATGCCGATGTGCTGGTTCGATAAGGTCAAATGCAAGGATGGAATCGAGGCGCTGCGAATGTATCGCCGCGACTATGACGACAAGCGGCAGGAGTTTCGGACTAGCCCGCTGCATGACTGGACAAGCCATTACGCCGATGCCTTCCGCTATTTCGCGGTGGGGCATCAGGAGCGCGGGACGTTCAGGCCCATTCGCTCTGGATTGAGACAAGGTGTTGTATGACGGCAGTTAGAAAGCGGCGCACGGTTAAGTCCGCGCTAACCAGTGCTGGTGATGCGCTCACCGCTATTGCAGCGCGCTTCCGCGCCGAGTTTCCCGAAGAATGGGAGGCCCTGCGTCTGTGCCCCTTGCAGCACGGCCTTGAAGATATGGCGAGGCTGCTAAAGTGATTGATGCGCTTGATCTGGCCGCCCTTGACGAAGGCGGCGAGGCTTCTAAGCGAGAAATGCCGGACACGGAACTACTGGCGATCCTTTCAAAGCACGAAAAGACGGCGCTCGGCTATCACGGCGCGGACAATGAGATCACATCCGATCAGGAGCGCGCCCTAGACTATTACAATGGCCGCATGGCTGATGTTCCGCACATGGAAGGCGGGTCTAGCGTAGTTGATGGCACCGTGGCGCTGGTGGTCGATAACGGACTCGCATCGCTGTTGAAGCCGTTTGTGTCGTCCGATGAAACCGTGCGCTTCGCCCCGCGCGGGCCGGAGGATGTGGAAGTCGCAGAGCAAGCGACTGAATATGTCAATTACATTTTCAACGTCGATAATCGCGGCTTCCTGATCCTCCATAACTGGTTCAAAGATGCGCTGCTTTCCAAGCTCGGGGTGGTCAAGGTTTATTGGGAAGACAAGACCCGCACAGAGGTTACTGGCGAAATCGAATTGATTGATGAAGTCCACGCCGCCCTGGTGCGTTCGCAGCCGGATTATTTGGGTGAGGAAGGCGGAATTGCCAAGCTTGGCCGAATAGTCGAAGATGGCCGCGTCAAGGTCGAAAACATTCCGCCCGAAGAGTTCCGGGTCGGGGTCGGCACGCGCGATATTGATGGCGCGCTTTACACCGCGCATGTCCCTACCAATATCACGCGGTCTGACTTGATGGAAATGGGCTTTGACCCTGAGATTGTTGCGGGCCTGCCTGCTTATTCATCATCAGGTAGTGACAATACCTTGCGCCTTGCGCGGTATGATGACGAAAACTATCACGGCTTAAGGCTGGATTCGCCCCACACGTCGAATGATCGCATGGCAGTGCGTGATGAATATGTGCGGGTCGATTATGACGGCGATGGTGTAGCTGAACTACGCCGGATTGTGCGCGTCAATAACACTATCCTGTTGAACGAACCTGCGGACGAAAACCCTTTCGCAGTGCTGTGCCCGATCCCCATGCCGCACAAGTTGTTCGGCCATTCGATTGCCGACCGCGTAGTGCAGGAACAGCGCATCGGCACGGTTTTGTGGAGGCAGGCTCTCGACAACCTTTATAAAACCAACAATCCGCGCCCGATTATCGGCGAAGGCGCAGTGTTGACCGATGGTAGCACGGCTGAAAGCCTGGAGGATAACGCGCCGGGTGCTGCGATCATGGTTCGGGATATTGGGCAATTTAAGCTTGCCGACGCGGTGCCGTTCTTTGCGGCAAGCGTCTATCCGATGATGGACCTGTTGGACAAGAAAACCGAGGAAAACACAGGTATCAGCCGCGCGGGGCAAGGCCTTGATGCGAATGCGATCAAAAAGTCAGGGCAAATGACCGCGACCGAAATGAGCATGATTGCCCAAGGCAAGAACAGCCGCACCGAAATGGTGGCGCGCATCTTTGCTGAAACGGGGGTCAAGCGGCTTTTCCAGCTTATTCTTGGGTTGGTGACGAAATACCAGCAGGAAAGCCGGATTGTCCGGTTGCGCAATACGTTCGTGCCGATGGACCCGCGCGGGTGGCCCGAGATGGACGTGGCGATTAGCGTTGGCCTTGGGATCGGTGACAAGGCCGAGCAAGTCCAAATGGCTGCGACCGTGCTGGACACAATGGAACGGCTTGCTGCTTCGCCTTTCGCTTCGCTGATTGGCAAGACCGAGGTTTACAACGCGGTCAAACGGCTATTCACTGCTGCGGGTGTGAAGGATACCGATGCGGTGTTGGCCGATCCAGAGCAGCAAGAGGATGCGCCCGAAGGGCCATCGCCTGAGGAAATGAAGCTGCAAGCCGAAATGCAGTTGCAAATGGCCAAGATTCAGGGCGAGCAGGAATTGGCGAAGATACGGCTTGAATTGCAGGCGGCAGAAGCCGAGGCGAAGCGGCAACTGGATCGCGACCAGGCTGAGTTTGAGGCCCAATTGGCACGCGACAAAGCGCAATTCGAGGTGGAATTGGCTTTGGAAAAAGCTCGCATTGATGCTGCGCTGAAGCAGCAACAGAGTGAAGCAAATATCAGCGAAAACCGACCCGGCGGGGATTTGGACAAGTGAGGGTTGTTTACAGGGGGCCTTGGGTTAAGTCCAAGGTCTTGCGCAATGTAAAGTCGCGCGATGTTCGTTATATTGCAAAGTTTTGGGACGCACCAGACGTCAGTGGTCGGGCAGGGCGCTACAGGGAGAGGGAGTGCGTGGACATTCTTTTTAGGCACGCTGACGGAAAGTGTGGCTTCCTAAATACAAGCAAAAGCGTGTCTTATTATTCCGCGCTTCTGGCGCAGTGCAAGTGACCCCCGAGCAGCGGCGCGCCCGTGCTTATGCTGCACAGGCGTTGATGCAAGACCCGACCCTTATTGCGGGATGGGAAATTATTGAATCCGAGATCGTCGAGGATTGGGCCAAGCCGCAGCCGCATGATGATCCGCGCGCCGTTTCCCGCCGCGAGGCGCTTTATAGAGAATTACAGCTTCTTAGGCGGTTGCGCCAGAAGCTTGCAGGATTTGCGGGACAGGCCCGCGAATAACCCCCAACAAAGGTGAGACATGATGGACACTGCCCAGGCTATTGCGCCAGCAGAAACCGATCTTGAAACTTCGCTGCGAAATGCCGCCGCCGCTTTCAATGCGTTCGATGGCCCGTCCCCTGCACGTCAACGCGACGAGCAGGGGCGCTTTGTAGCCGAGCCCACCGAGGGGGATGAAGACATCGGCGACGAGGGAGACCTTGGTGCTGAGGAAGTCGATGAGGACGCGGACGCGGACAGCGGCGAGGAATTGGCTGATGAAGCCGATGATACGCCTGCCCAGCCCTTGCCGCCTTCATGGCCTGAGGACATGGCTGAGACGTGGCGAACGCTCCCCGCCGAAGCGCAGCAATACCTGTTGCAGCGTGACGCAGAGCAGACCCGCGCGCTCAATTCCAAGTTTCAGGAGATTGCTAACGCTCGCAAGGCCGCAGAAGCGGAAGTGCGCGTTGAAGCGAACGCCAAGCGCGAAGAACTGCTGCGCGAGACTGAGCGGCTGCAATACGCCTTTCAGGCCCTCGTCGGTGTGCAGCCTGACCCGCGTGCATTTGGCGGGAACACACCCGCTTTCCAGCAAGCCTATGCAGAATGGCAGCAGAACGCCGTAATCGTTGCCCAGCTTGAACAGCAGCGCGATGCGGTCTTGAAGGAAAGGCAGGAGGCCGAAGCCAAGCAATTCGAGGAATGGAAGCAGCAAATCGAGGGCGAATGGGCACCGAAATTGCTGGACGCAGTGCCGGAACTTAAAGACCCAATGAAGGGTGGCCCTGCGTTGCAATCCATGATTGATTACGCCTTGGCTAACGGCATTCCGGCTGAGACCTTCAACGCTGAAAACCAGACGGCGATCACTTCGCCCGAACTGCTGATGCTTTGGAAGGCGATGCAATACGACAAGGCGCGGGAAGGCAGGGCGAAGCCTAAGCCTAAGCCCGGTCCTGCCGTAAGACCCGGTGTGGCGACCCCGCGTGGCACGCAGAAACAGGCAGCATTTAAGCAAGCGCAAGAGCGATTGGCCCGCGAGGGTAGCATCGAGGCCGGTGCTGCCGTGTTCAAACACTTCATGTAAGGTAAAAATCTCATGGCACTTGTGACCAATGCGGTGACGACTTACAACGTCACCACCAATCGCGAAAGCCTCGCTGATGAGGTGTATCGCATTTCGCCGTCCGACACTCCGTTCATGACCATGGTGCCGCGCGTCAAGGCAACTGCGGTGCTGCATGAATGGAGCACCCACGCGCTTCAGTCGATCAATACGACCAATGCCCGCCTTGAAGGTGACGCATTGAGTCGTTCGGCTGCAACCAACCCTGTCCGCCGCCAGAACTATTGCCAGATCAGTTCGCGCGATGCGACTGTGACTGGCAGTGAGCGCGCAGTGAACCCGGCGGGTATCGGTGATCTGCTGCCCTATCAAATGTCTGCCAAGTCGCTGGAACTTCGCCGCGACATGGAAGCCATTTTGCTGGGCAACCAGGGCCAGAACGCTGGTAACACCACGACTCCGCGCACTTTGCGTTCGTTCAATGCGTGGATCAGCAGCAATGGCTCGCGCGGCACTGGTGGCGCGGACTCGACCACCGCCACGGCGGCGGCTACCGATGCCACCACGGGTAACTTGCGGACCTTCTCTGAACCCCTCATGAAAGACGCTATTCTTGACGCCTACACGGACGGCGGGGAACCTGACTTCGTGCTGGTCGGCCCGTTCAACAAGCAGCAGTTTTCGACCTTCACTGGCCGCACGACTGCCCGCGAGCAGGTGCAGATTGGTCGTGTCCAGGGTGCGGCTGCGGTTTATGCGTCGGACTTCGGCGATCTCAAAGTTGTCCCGAGCCGCACGCAGCGCGACCGTGACTGCTTTGTGGTGGACAGCACGAAAGTTGCCGTTGCTGGCCTTCGCATGTTCGAGCCGCAGGAGATTGGGCGCGTCGGTGACGCCGTGACCCGCGACATCATCTCGGAATACACTCTTGAGATGCGCAATGCCGATGCTCACGCGATGGTTGCGGACCTGACTTCCTCGTAATCCGAGGGCAACTTAAGGGGCGGGTCGGGGGCAACTCCGGCCCGTTTTCTATGGCAAATTCAGTAATTCTCGCGCTTGATCAGTGGCGGCGCAAGAAAGTCATTCACCACGAAGAAGGTGGCAAGTTCTACGTTGAGACGCGGCAAGACGTGTCGCATGTCGTGGACGCGGCCAAAATCCTCGCAGAAAAACCGCCGTGCAAGGAAGATGGATGGCGCTTTTTGGGCTTCTTGCCCGATGCTGTGTTTGACCAGGCCGTCAATGAGGGCTGGATACACGACAAGAAGCGCATTCGGCAGTGGTTCAATGACCGCGACAATCGCGCATTCAATGGCGGAAGGGATTGCGTCTCTTGAAAATTGCCATCCTTATCCCGTGCCACGGGATGCCCGAAACAATGTTCATGCAATCGCTGTTGAGCCTTGTTTCTTACACGTATGAAGCGCAACTCGCGGGCGATAGTGGCCCGATCAAGGTTGAAATGCAGACTTTCATTGTCGGCTCGTCAATCTTGACTGAGGGGCGACACGAGCTTGTTTTTCAAGCCCTCGCATGGGGTGCTGACTATATCCTGTGGTGCGATGCCGACCACGTTTTTCCTGCTGATGCCTTTTGTCGCCTTTGGGCGCATGGGAAAGACATTATTGGGACGAACTACGCGCGCCGAGGCAGTCCCACAGCGCCGACTGCGGCCAAGGTGCGCGGCACGACCGACCGCGAAAACCTTGTCTATACTACGCTTGAAAAGGCGCAGGCGGGGGAACTTGAAGAAGTCGATCACCTTGGGTTTGGTTTTTGCCTAATGAAGGCAAGTGTGTTTGACGGCTTGCAAGTCCACGCTGAAAGCATGGGTGATGCATCAATGATGCCCCTGTTCGCAATGAAGCCGAATACGGATGGCACCGGAATTGTGGGCGAAGATGTGCATTTTTTCAAAAAGTGCCGCGATGCCGGTTATCAAGTGTGGTGCGATCATGGCTTAAGCTGGGAAGTCGGACACATTTATCGTCAAGTTCTAACGAATGCCCATGCCGTGCGCCACATGGACAAGTGGGATGAATACCACGCCAAGCTGCGTAGTCGGTGTGATGGTCTTGAAGGCAAGGCGGTATGAGTGCGGTTGCCTTTAACGTTCCGGTCAATCTGGCATTCGATAGTTACAGCCAATTGATTGGTGCGATTAGCGACTGGTTAGACCGCAACGACCTTGCGGGGTCTGCCCCAGCGATGATTGCGCTTTGCGAAAGCCGGATGCGGCGCGAATTGGCGGCACTGACATTCGAGCGGTCAGCCCCGGTCGAGATCGTGGCGGGTGTGGGCACGCTTCCGGTGGACTGCGACGCGCTGCGTGCTGTGTTTTTTAACGACACACGCCTTGATGAGTGCGCACCCAACATTGCGCGCCAGTATGCCCCTGGCGACAATCCGAGCGGCTATTCGCTTGAAGCGGGCAAGATTCGGGTTTGGCCTGTTTGGACTGGCACCATTACGGTGCTTTATTATGGCAAGCTCTTGCAGCTTTCGGAGGGCACGCCAACGAATGACATTTTGAGCGAACACCCGGATATTTATTTCTACGGCGCTATGATGTTTGCCGAAGGGTATTTAGCGAACGATAGCCGAGCGGCCATGTTCAAGGCGCTTTGGGATGAGGCGCTAGAAAGCCTTAAGCAATTTTACAGTCGCCAGCGCCGTGCGCGTATCCGGCTGCGCAATCCGGCGATTGTGATGTGAAAAAGGTTTTTGATCTGCCGGACTACCTGCCGGACCAGACACCGAATAGCGGAACCCTGGAGGGCCTCAATAACGCCTATCCGATTGTCAAGGGGTTTTCCCCTTTTCGCGCCTTCCAAAGCATTTCTGATGCGGTTTCTGGCGACTTTAAGGGCGGCGCAGCAGTTATCGCTGATGACGGCACGTCTTACTTGCTGGTTGGCACCTCGACAAAGTTGCTGCGTTATACGGCGGGGGCATGGACCGATCTTGTTACAGGCCTGTCAATTTCGGGACAATGGAGGTTTGCGGGCTTTGGGAACTACGTGGTCGCAGTCAATGGGGCTACGACTTATGAAGTAAACTTAGGGGCGGGGACCGCCTCTGTGTTGACTGGCGCTCCTGCGGGGTCGAGCGTTGCTGTGGTCGAACCTTACGTGGTGATCGGCCAGGGCGCAGACGATCTGATTAGCGTTTTCACATCGGACGTGAACGATCACACTGCATGGGTTCCCGATGCGGGGGCAACCCAACAGCCGATGCTTTCGGGCGGCGAGGTTATGGGCCTTGCTGGCGGCGAATATGGAGTGATTTTGCAACGCCGCCGCTTGGTGCGGATGAGCCGCACGGGTGATGCGGATTTGCCGTTTGCCTATGATCCGATCACGGAAAATGTCGGCTGCGCATCAAAGGGCAGTGTGGCGCAGTGGGGACGCAGCGTGTTTTTCTTGTCCGACCAAGGCTTCATGGCACTTGAAGACGGGCAGCAACTTGTGCCGATTGGGTCGGAAAAGGTGGATCGGGCCTTCCAGGAACTTGTGCCGCCCGATGATTATGACCGGATTTTTTCTGCGGTTGATCCTGTGCGCAAACTGGTGTTTTGGGTCTCCCCCGGCGCTCCGGGGCTGGTGTTCGTCTATAATTACGAATTGCAAAAATGGGGGTTCGGGCGGTTCAATATCGAAGGGGTTTTCGCTGCATTTACGTCTTCGCAGACACTTGAAGAAGTGAGTGCAGCCAACCCGAACCTTGATGCCATGACGGTTAGCCTTGATGACCCGATTTTCGCGGGGGGCAGCCCCCAGCTTTATGTGGTTCAAGGCAGCAGGATCGGGACGCTGACGGGTGCGCCACTTGAGGCTTCTTTTGAGCTTGGCTTCATGGAACTGGCCCCTGGAAGGCGGGCAAGGCTTAATTTTGTGCGCCCTGTCACTGATGCATCAGCGTTGTCTCTGTCGGTGCGTGTGAGTGAGCGCCAAGGCGATGTGGGGGTGGTTAAGGCGGGCGGGGAATATCGCGCTTCAGGGCGCGTGCCATTTCGTGCTTCGGGTCGCTATCACCGCCTTGCGTGGACGATTCCAGCGGGTCATGCATGGTCCTACGCGCACGGTTTTGAGGCCGACTTTGAGGTGGCGGGCGAAAGATGAGAATTATTCCCGAAACTTCAAATCGTTCCGACTGGCCCCGCCTTGTGGCGAGGGCGGTCAACGCGATTGGGAAAGACACGATCCGCCCCGCCGCTTTGCAAGACTTCGCCAATGATGCGGCAGCAGCGGCGGGCGGCGTGGAGATTAATGGCTTTTACCGCACAGGTTCGATTGTAAAAGTGAGGGTTTCTTGATGCCTACTCTTCGCGTTTCCTATTACGGCTCAGTTGCCGATGGAGTGGCGGCAAATCCCCTCTCCACCGAAGTCATTACGACTAGCGGAATCAGTGCAAAAACCGCAAACGGCGCGCCATTGGCGGCGCGCATAGCGATTATTTCGGGTGATGCAAATCACTGGGTGACTATTGGACATCAGTCTAGTGTTGATGCAACAGGCGGGCCTGCTGTGTGCGTGTTCGTGCCTGCCAATACAGAGCGCCCGATCCGCCTATTGGCGCGAGGCCGGGGTGTTGCTGCGATCACTGCTTAACAATAGGTCATCGCCATGGATATGACTTTAAGCCAAAACTTAGGCGGTCAAGTGCGTATCTCGCAACAAACGCAAGCCTCTGCTGATTTTAGCAAAAGCAGCAACAGCCAATACATCACGTCTTTGATCGAAGAATTTTAAGGAGCCTTCATTATGCCAACCATGAATGTGTTGGACGCGTCGGGCGCGACTGTATCTGTAAACGTCCCTAACCCGGACGGTCAAGCTGTCTCAGCAAGCAGTCGCTCTGTTGTTTTGGCTTCCGATCATCCTACGGTTGCGGTCAACCAGGCAGGTGTTAGCGCGTCAGGGACCATTACGGCGCTTAACGCAAACCCGACAAGCGGGACGCCTACTGCTGGTTCTACTGTGACCCTAAGCCTTACTGGCGCTACTGGTTTTGCCATTGATGTGCGCGGGACGTTTAGCGCGACCCTCACATTCCAAGGCACGATCAATGGGACTGATTGGTTCACGCTCAATGCCGTACCTGCGGGCAACGCGGCCAACGTGGCGCTGGTCAGCACATCAACTGCGGTGGGCGCATGGGTGGGCAATGGAAACGGGTTGCAACAAGTGCGCGTTACTGCGACCGCTTACGCCTCGGGCACAGCAACTGTAACCCTTCGCGCCATGCAGGCCGCCGGTGTAACAAATGCGGTGTCCACTGGCACCTCGGGTGGGTGGTTTGTTACCGCTTTTGGAACAAACATTCACGGCGGCAACACCGATGGGAAACCCATCCGCCTTGCCGGGCGCGGTCTTACGAGCAACTATACCCCCCTTACGAACAACCTGACCGCCGATCTTGTGACAACAGTAGTCGGCGCACTCATCCAAAAGCCGTTTTCTATTCCTGAGCACGATTGGCAATTCGCGCAGCAACTAACCACGTCCACGCCTGTTAGCGCGCGTGCTGCGCAAGCATCGGGCATTCGCAACTATGTGACCGGCGCGCAATTTTCTAATTCGGGCGGGAGCGCGATTGATGTTATCGTCCTAGACGGTGTGACAGGAGTTTGGCGCGCTACTGTGCCAGCAAGCGGTTACGTTGATGCGGTGTTTCAAAGCCCGTTGCGCACCACGGCTGCTACTGCGTTGAACGTCAACCTTTCAGGTGTGGGCACGGTCAATGCAAACCTGCAAGGTTTTTCCGCGCCCTAATGAAGGTCAAGCAGCAGCGTTTCGTCTCGAATGAGGCGAGGTTGACGCTGTCCAAGGCCCTGCCTTACGCTAACTTCGGGTGGGACTACATTGAGCAAGTGACGCAAGGCTACGGGTGGCGCGTGTGGAACGTGGGCAACCTGTGCTGGGTCTTTACTTGCGTCGATAGCGCCGGGGTGATCGAGGTTTTATTGTGCGGCGGGAAGCGCGTGCGGGAATGCCTGCCCTATTGGGAAGCCGCAATGAGGGCCGAACCGGCGCACAAGGGGCGATTGATCCGCGCTGACGGGCGGAAGGGATGGCTGCGTATCCTGCCGCATTGGGAGTGCCGCGATGGCGTGTTGTTTCTAAAGGTGGATTGAATGGGCAAGAAGACGACCAAGACGACGCAGACTAACAAGCCGATTTATGCGGCTGAGGTCGAGAATGCGAACCGTCAACAGCAGGACGCCTATATCCGTTCGCAACCCATGATTAACGGCATTTCCGATGCCGCTGGCAGGGCTTCTATCAGCCTTTTTGACCGCTTTTCCAACGGTGGCGATCCGGCAACCGCTGCGGCATCGGACTACATCACCCGCACTTTGAGCGCCAATCCGCAGAATAACCCCTACCTTGACCAAATGGTTGCCACGACCGGCGATAACACCCGGCGTGCGGTTCAAACCCAGCTCGGCACCCGTGGCGGGGTCGGCGGGAGTGCCGAGCGCGAGATCGTGTCACGTCAGCTTGCACAGCAGGAATTGGCCGCGCGGTATGCCGATTTTGAACGCACGCGTCAGTTGCAGGCCAATGCGGCGGGGATGGCACCCGGCATTGCAGCGGCAGGGTATCTGCCCTTGCAACAGGCGCTTTCGGCGGGTGAGGCCGGTTCTATGCTGCCACTTCAGGCCGCCCTGGCAAACAGCGCTGGGACTGCGGGCCTGTTGGGGCAGTATCAGACGATTAATGGTAAGCAGGTGCAGACAGGCGGACTGCTTGAAAGCATCCTTGGCGGGGCTTTCGGTCTCGGTTCCGCAATCCTTGGCCGTAGGGGGTGACGATGATCGGCAGGGGCCTATTCGGCAAGCGCCTTCCTTGGGGCAATCCCGCAGATCGGGTGCCGCAGGGCTTTGCGAACTCAAGCCTGCAAGAGATCACGATTGACCCGAATTGGCAGTCGCGCGACCCGATGAGGCAACCCGGCTTCTGGCAGGGTGGCGACAAGTTCACCGGGCGCGATGCCGTTGCGGGCGTTCTGGCTGTGATTGGTGACGGCCTAAGCGGTTGGGCAAACGGCGGTGGGGGTGCGGTGCAAAGCCTTATGGCAAGCCGGATGGCCCCGCAAAGGCTTGCTGAGGAACAGCGCCAGCGGGCGGCTGAATTGGCGGATTTTGAACATCGCGAGCGGTTTAAGGCCAGCCTTGCACCGCCCCCTGCGCCTGACGCTTTCGACCGCGCTATGGAACGCGCTGGCATAGCCAAGGGCACACCCGAATACGCCAAGCTTGCCCGTGAGCACGCGCTTCGCACTGCGCAAGGACAAGATGAAACTGTCGTTGTTCCGATCCCCGGTCGCGGAACATTTGTTGGGCCGCGATCTGAGCTTGGTCGGGCGATTGGGGTGGGTGGAGGCACACAGCAGCCGCCCGAGACGCTTCCGGCTGACTTTTTTAAGGGAGGCACCGCTGGCAACAGCGGTGGCAACTTTCACCGCTAACAGGTTGGACGCAATCACTGCGCAGAGCGAAAGCGGCAGTCGCGACTTTTATGATAATGGCAACCCTGTGGTATCTTCCGCTGGTGCTCGTTTTGCAATGCAAGTTTTGCCTAGCACCGCCCGCGATCCGGGGTTTGGGCTTCGTCCCGCCAATCCGAATGATCCTGTCGAAATGAACCGCCTTGGTCGCCAATATCGAGCGACAATGGAACGCCGTTACGGAGGCGACCTTGCAAAAATGTGGGCTGCTTATAACGCAGGGCCGGGGGCCGTGGACAAGGCAATCCAGCGCGGCGGTAACAATTGGCTGTCGCTGATGCCGCGTGAAACACAAAACTATGTGCGCAGGAACGTGCGCAAAAATGATCGCACGCTCGGAGCAAAATAATGGCGCAAACCCAAGTCTATAACGGCTACGTCTATTATCGGCAGCCGAACGGCGATTGGAAGCGCGGTGAACCCGTTGAACAGGACGTGGCCGTCCGGACTGGTGGCATGGTCCTGCCCGACCCCCCACCTACCCCGCCGCAGGCACCAGGGCGCACGCCTGCGGGTGCAGCAACCGAAGGTGCCCCGAAGGGTTTTGCTTGGGTTGATCCTGACAATCCGTCCGCTGGCGTTTATCCCATTGCCGGACTGCCCGCTGAGGCGCGTGATGGGGCCGCCCCTTCAGCACAACAAAGGGAAGATCGCGACCGCATTTCGCGCATTAACCAGCTTGTGCAGCAGATCAAGCGCACAGAGCAGCTTTACCGCGCTGGCCCTGGGCAGACGAGCGGGCTTTCGTCGCTGCTTGACTATCTGCCGACCGATACAAACACGCAGCTTGACGTAGCGGGCGCGCAGCTTTCGCAGCAGGGCCTCGCGGCTTTCCGCATCCCCGGCACCGGCACCGTAAGCGACCGCGATGCGATCATGTTTGATCGGGCCAATTTGCCTGCGGCGGCAAAGTTCGATGCGGCAAATGAGGAAATTCTGCGTGGCCTCAAGTCTCGCGTTGAAGAAGAACTAAAGGTGCTGCGCCAGCCAGCACCACAATGGGGTGCGCCCCCCGCCAGGCGCGACGAAAACAGCCCCGGCAACGCGCTTGACATGATCCGCACCAGCAACGGGAGCGGCGGATTGGGTGGCGGGGCCGCCCCCCGCGCTGATCTGAACGCGCAACAATTTCGGACCAACCCTAACCCGGCGCTGGCCCGCGCACATGACGAGCTGGTGCGCGGACTTATCGAGCAAGGCGGCGGGCGGCTTGACCCGGAGGCGTATGCACAGGGTTTTGCAAGACTAGCGCAAGACTTTGGCGTGCAGGACCGCACGGGGCCGGGTGAACGCGCGGCGTGGGCACAAGCTATAAACCGCTATCTTGATACAGGCGGGCGCACGATCCCCACCGACCTGACCGAACAGCAGCTTATGACCGCTGGCGACATATTGGCAAACAATGTTGCCAATAACCCGGTTGGGGGTGCGCTGGCGGGCGCTGCGAATGGAATTAGCGCGGGTCTGCTAGAGGGCACGTTTCCCGGCGGCATGGCTGCGATGCGCGATGCGCAGGGCATCCCCACTGCGTTAGGTGAGATCGGTGGCACCATCGGCGCAAGCTATGGGATTGGCGCTGGCGGCAGGGTGCTTGCAGGGCGGCTTGCGCCTGCTTTGTTGGGCGGCGGCAATGCCGCACGTCTTGGCCGCGCAGTCGCTCCTGATGTAGCTTATGGCGCGCTTTATGGCAACAATACCGAAGGCGACCCTTTGACGGGCGCTACGTTCGGTGCGGCGGGTTCTCTAGCTGGGCAAGGACTGGCGCACGGTCTTGGTGCGACTGTTGGCGGCTTGAACCGCACGGCGGCGGCGCAAGCGTTGCTTGATCGCGGAGTGCCTGTCAGCGTTGCGCGGCAGCTTGGGTTGGGGCGCGTTGAAGACGTTTTGCAGTCGCTTCCGCTTGCGGGAGACGCTTCGCGCGCAAGACAGGCTGACAGCTTCGTCGGGTTCAACCAGGCGGCGTTTCAGGAAGGCGGAAAGCCCATTGGGGCAAACATCCCGCCGATTGCGGGGCGTGATGGACTGGACGCGCTGAACCAGTCTGTTGGCGGCGCTTATGATGCAGCGACGCGCGGCGTGACTGTGGACATTGGTCCGCATTTTACAGCGGATTTTGGCAATCTTACGCGCAAAATCAGTGGGCTTCCTGGTGATTATCAAGCGGCTGCTCGGCAGGTTATACAAAACCGTGTCGCCCCGGCTGTTGCCGGTGGGCAAATGACAGGCGAGACCTATCAGCAAGCCATTCGGGGGCTGCGCGCGGCTCGCTCAAATGCCGACAATGTCGGTAATACGGGTTTTGAGCAAGACTACCGCGAAGTTCTCGGTGATGCTGAAAACATGCTGACTGGCGCAATGATGCGCGGAGGCGGACAACAGACCATTGATGGGTTGGCTCGCGCAAATGAGGCTTACGGCAACTTCAAAATCCTTGAAGATGCTGCGTTAAACCGCGCAAAGGTCGGCACTCGCACGGGCGAGGTTAACGTCTTTACCCCGTCGCAACTTCTTGAAGCGGCGCGCAAGTCAGAAGCCAAGTTCGGGAACGGCGCGGCGCTTCGTCAGCTTGGCGAGCAGGGGCAGGAAGTTTTGCCCTCGACCGTGCCGAACAGCGGAACGACCGACCGCGCCGCCGCTCTTGCCCTGCTGGCGGGTGCTGGTGGTATTGGTGGGGGCCTCGGTCTTGCAAGCGATCAATCGGCCCAAGGTGCGGCCTCGGGCGCGGGGACTGGCCTCGGCACGCTTGCTGCCACATCTGCAATCCTTGGCCTGCTTGGCACTCGCGGCGGGCAAAAGGCCCTTGAACAAATCTTGATTACCCGCCCGCAGGTCGCACAGCGGGCCGGACAGGGGGTTCGTCGCTCGGGTGGATTGTTTGGACGTTCGGGGGCGAGCCTCGCCCTTCAGGGTTATTAAACGGCGGGAAACTGAGAAACCAAAGCGTAAAGAGGACGTAAGCCGCCGCCCACCCGACATAGATAGCAACCGGGTCTGTGACATCTCGAAACGCCCGCCAAGCGCGAATTAGCTTGTTCCGGGGTTTCTGCAACGCTTCGATCTTAGCCCGGTGACGCTGGGCTAAGAGTTCTTCCACGTCCCACTTTTGGAAGCGGGAACGGGCAAGGTCGGATTCTAACCGTTCAATCTCAGGATCGGGGATCACCCGGCCAAAATACCCTTTTATCGGAGAAATGCAAATGGCGGTGACTGACTACAGCACCACGCCGGGGTCAAACACGACCATTTCCGGCATTAGCATTGCCGAGGGTTGCACTCCGGGCAACCTGAATAACGCTCTCAGGCAAATGATGGCTGACGTGCGGGTCATGTATAACGGCTTGCCGGTCGTGGCTGGCCTTGCCCCCCTTAACGGCGCGATCTTTACTGGAACGCAGCCCACATACACCGGGCGCGGGGCTTTCATGCATCACGGCAACGTCGCCAATACATCGGGACGCATCGATTTTCTTCCGAACGGCTCGGCCTTGCCATCCTCGCCTTCCAATGGCGATGTGGTGTTTTTCTATTCATGAAGGCGCGTATTGACGGCGCTTGGCCCGAAGTCACAGGGGGGCGGGTTCGTATCAGTGGGCAATGGCGCACGCTTATCAGTGCCCAAGCCTACATCAGCGGGGCATGGCGCGAAGCCGTTTCCTTTGTGCAGCCCTTGTCTGTGTCAATTGATCCTATCGAGGTTTCTGGTTTTATCGTCGGTGAGGGCACTGTCACCACCGCAACCGTCAACGCCACACCAACGGGGGGGATTGCCCCCTACACTTATTCGTGGGCGCGTGTTGGGGCGGGTTCGGGCGAGCCTGACAGCCCTACAACGGCAGGCACGCGATTTAACCGTTACGTCAACTTAGGCGAAGTTTCGAGCGAAACTTTCCGCGTCACAGTGACCAGCGCGGGACAGACGGCAACCGCCGATGTGTCCGCTACATTCACTTCGATTGATCTAGGCCTTTAGGGGGTTCCACAATGTTCCACTGGTTTGGCGTGGTCCAAAGCACGCGGGGCGACGCATTGCCCAATTGGCAGGTTGGCCTTGTAGAAATTGACACGCAAAACATTGTGCCGATTTATGCTGATGAAAATAGCACCCCTATTCAATCTGTTTCGGGAATTGCTAACCGCGCGCTTGCCGATGACAATGGAAATTATGATTTTTACGTCCCAAGCGGCACTTATACACTGCGCTTTTTCGATTCCTCCGGGGTGTTCCAGCGCGAAATACGTTTCGTGGCGATGTATGGGACCGACTTTACAACGGGCCTAATTGATGATTTGGCATCCACCGAACCCGGTAAGGGCGCTGGCCTCATTGGCTTCCTGCAATCAGGCACCGGGGCGGTCGCGCGCACAGTGCAGGATAAGCTGCGCGAAACGGTTTCGGTATTTGACTTCTTGACCGCTAGTGAAATTCAGGATGTGGTCACAAAGACCGGCTCAGTTGACATTTCGGCAAAAATACAGGCGGCGATTGACAGCCTGCAAAACGCGGGCGGCGGCACGCTGATTTTCCCGAACGGGGTCTATTACATCGGAACGGGTCTTAATGTCGGCAATGGGACAAGTGTCGCGCCCGACAACACCAAGGCCCCCGTTTCCCTTGAAGGCGTCGGCCCAGTTAGCGGCGTCGGCTATGCCTCGCCATCGAATTGCGCAATAATCAAGTCGAACGTCGCTGGCCCTGCGATCAAATTCAACGGCACGCTTGGCTGGGGCCTAAAGCGGTTTGCTTTCACCTTCACGACCAGTTCAACGGCGGCACAGGCCTATGCTGTTTACAACGGCAAAAGTGGTCGCGCGGAAGACATCACCGTCCTGAATTGCCCCGGCTTGCTGCATATCCTCTATCATTCTTGGGGAACGGTGAATGTCGAATTCAATCAGGCCGAGAACATCTACATATTCATGGGCGTGAACAGTCCGGCAAACGCGGTTGCGTTGAAGCTGGATGCGTTGCCGGGGGGCAGCGCCGATCCGGCACATAACCTGTTCACCAATTTGACCGTGCAGCCGGACAAGGCTTCGCATGTCGGCCTAGAACTGGCCTATTGCGACACGAACGTCTTTATCAATTATCGGTTCAAGCCGCTTGTCGGCTTCCTGCCTGCTGTTGCGGTGCGTTTCAACTATACCTCGCACACCGCCAACTTCTTCCCGAACAACAATCAATTTATCGGCGGGTCGAATTATGTCTCGACTATCGAAAGTGTCGGCACGCCTACTCACCCAGCGCAAGTCTCGAACCGCTGGAGCGGCTTTGAACTCGGGAACAATTCGCCCGTGCCCACCGCGCTTGGCTTTGCCGTCGATAAGATGGCGCTTTCGCGCAATACGACCTTTTACATCAACCAATCAGCCAGCGGTGTTGGCTTGTTTGGTCCAGGGGACACGACGAGCTTTGGCATTTACCAGGGCCGCCCCTGCAAGACGTTGCAACAGGCCTACGATCAGCTCGCCCGCTACTTCGACTTGAACGGCTACACCGCCACCTTCGACATTGCTGACGGGAGCTATACCGCAGGCGTTGATGCCCAAACCCCCACACAGGGCGGGCGGTCCATCTTCAAGGGCCAGGGCGGCGGCACTGTGTTTTTGGGGGCGGCAACGCCTTTCATCGCGCGAGGCGACACAGACATTGAGGTCCAGTCTGTCAACCTTGGGCCTTCTTCTGGGCATTCAGCCCTTGGTGATGGCGGGACAATCCGCATTGGGAACGGCACTGTTTTCAGCGGAGTGACCGCTTCGCACATCGCTGCTGATAACGGCGGCAAGGCTTTGCTCGTCGCGAATTACTTTATCGTCGGAGGGGCGAGCGCGCATTTCGAGGCGCGGCACGGTAGTTCAATCTCCGGCGCCGTCACCGTCACCCTGCTTGGCAATGTCACCATCACAAACTTTGCCGTGGCGCGCGAGGCGTCCAGCCTGCGTGCGGTCGGTTCGACTTTCACCCTCGGGGCCTTTGCCGTCACCGGCAACCGCTACAGCGCCACGCTTAACGGGGTGATCGACACCAATGGCGGGGGGGCAAGCTTCTTCCCCGGCACCGCCGGGGGCGCGACTGCGACCGGCGGGCAATATGCATAAGGAGTGCAAGAAATGACGTTCATGGAAGCACTGACAATTATCCAGGATGACGGGCGCTGCACGCGCGACACGTGGGGATCGGACGAGATATTCGTTCACTTCGACGCGCTCGGGACCATCAGCATGACCCGCCCCCTCGGGCCGCGCGAGGCGGGGGCCAGCACCTATCCTTGGACCCCCGATCAGTCGGACATGCTTTCGACCGATTGGCGCAAGCTGGATAGCTGACATGGTTCGGCCAACCTTGGCGGAGCACGAAACCCGCATCAGCCTTTTGGAGCAGGGCCGGGAGCATGACGCGGAAAGGAACGCTATCGTGCTCAGGACGCTGCAAGAAATCCGCGACGAAATGAAAACATTTCGTGAGCATGTTGATGCGAAGTTCGACGCGCTGACCGAGCGGCAGAATAAGGCCGAGCTGCACATCGACACGATCATTGCCGAGGCTAAGGGCACGGTGCAGGGCATCAAGGTTGGCTGGGCTGCTGCGTTTACTTTGATCGGCGGCGGAATTGTCGCTGCATTCAATCAACTTGTGGAGTTTTTCAAATGAACTTGATGAGCAACTTGACCCGCCGCCTGCGTGAGATTGCGGCGGTTGCCGATGTGCGGCCCAAGCCCGCGCCGAAGCCTGACCCGATGAAGGCGGTTGACCGCGCGCTAGCGAAAGAGCCGCCCCGCCCCATTCCACCCCTGCCCGCCGGGATTAAGGCAGCTAACGAGGCAATCAACGCAATGGCACCTGTGACACCTTCCGCTTTCGATAAATTTGCCTTCTTTACCCATCTCAGGGGCACTGAACTGCGTCACCATAAGCCTTCGCAGGTCGAGGGCACCGAGGCCATTCTGAAAAAACTCGAAGGCCTCAGAACTTCTTGGGTAGCCTATGCGTTGGCGACGGCGTGGCACGAAACCGCCGCGACCATGCAGCCGATCAAGGAATACGGTTCCGACGCCTATTTCAACGCGCGCTATGGGCCGGAAGGTAAGAAGCCGCAGATTGCCCACGCTCTCGGCAACACTATCAAGGGTGATGGTTCTCGGTTCGCGGGCCGGGGGTATGTGCAACTTACCGGGCGTCGGAATTACGAGAGGGCCGGGGCGACGGTTGGGTGCGATCTGATTGGTGATCCTGACCTTGCTATGCGCGCTGATATTGCCGCCGAGATCATGCGCGCGGGGATGATCGAAGGCTGGTTTACCGGGCGCAAATTCGCTTCGGCCCTGCCTGAGGCAGTGGCAAGCCGCGAGCAGTTTTGCGATGCCCGCCGCATCATTAACGGCACGGATAAGGCCGACAAGATCGCCGGTTACGCGCGCACCTTTCAGACGGCACTCATCGCGGGAGATTGGACATGACCAGCTCAAACCTACGCTTCATCATCTTTTC